TCTACAGCAGTCTGTACTGTGGCAGTTGCTGAGTCGAGTATTGAGGAGACCGAATCCAATGTTACCGTGGACGTATCGAAAGAGGATTGCGGAGTTAGAGGCGCAGATTGAACAGTACCAGAGGGATCGGGCACAACTACTGAAGGTTGTGAAACTGATGGATCACTCGTTAGAACGGGAACAAGAGTTGACGAAGCGTTTGACAAAGAGTTTGATTGAGAAGAAGAGGAAGAAGTAGATGTTAATTGCTGTGGGTCTGATGGTTGTTGGGTTACTGTTGGTGTCTCTTGGACTGTACTTGGCGTGTTTAGAGAATCGTTGGTGGAAAGAGTTTGAGAAGGAACTGCGGAATCGCCAGGAGTAGAGTCTGCGTGAACAGGCATGCCAAAGGGAAAGCAGAACAATGCAATTGTTCCGCCTAAACTTGCTTTGATTATCCTTGTGCGTGCTTCAGATTGTGCTGCGAATGTACGCAGTGGTTTCAACTATTCCCCTCGGAATGTTAATTGCCTCAGTTAATTATAACGGCTTCCAATTTTTCTTCACTATGAAGTTTTCCCCACCAGAGTTTACAGACTCTCCCTCAATTCCTCGGCCAGGAGATGGCCATGTTACAACTGATGGATTTGCTATAGATTTTACTGTTGGTTGTACGTATTGAAATTCTTGTCTAATTCCACGACGTTGATTTACCATTAAAATCTTACGATTAAGTTGTTTACTCATGCTGGCGATCCTCCAGCAGCGCCAGCAGCACTTGCTGCGGCTCCGCCTTCACCAAGACCATTGGCAGTACCAAGACCCATCGAATCTTCAGCGTTTTCTTGTGCTGGCGTTTCACTTGCTTCATCTGAGGTAGAAGTTACAAGGTTACCTGCAGATAGTGCGCTTGTATATGCAGGGTACATTGTGTATGCATTACCGATTCCCACATAAGTTCCAGCAAGGCCTTCTCTCATAGAGCGGTGACGTTGCATCGCTTCGATGTCGTTGGCTTTTTCAAACTGCTTACGACTAAGATTGCTCACTGATGTTTCCTTCGTTGTAGTTTCCGTAATCTCCGTTTGGTCCGCCATACATACCGTTACTTACATGGTCAAACTGAACTGCAGATAGTCTGCTTGCTGGATGATCGTGCGAGTTGTAGTATGCAGTTGTGGTTAAGCGCGTAGGCTCATTGCTTGCCATAGTTAAACACGCCCTCTGGATCAAATACTGAGATCGACTTCAACACTAGGGGAGTACCAACTTCACGAGCATGATGCCCGCAAAAGAGCAATTCTCCTGAAACCAACTTTGCGCGAACCTTTGCTTGAGCACCGCATTTATCGCAGCGATCTTGCGCTGTAAAATCAACCTGGGACTCAAGTGTGGTTGTCATGGCTTTAGTTTGCCCTCTTTTTCCTCTGGTGTATGGGCATAATATGACCATAGACGCTTACACAAAATCATATTTCTGCGAGATATGTGGTACTAAGTATGTAGTACCATCGTTGGCTCGACATTGCGAATTAAAGCACTTACATTCGGAGGAAAATAATGGCGGTATATGAGTATTCATGCATTCAATGTGACACTACAGTAGACAAAGAGCGCAGCATCCACGATCCAGAACCAGAATATTTCTGTGAATCGTGTGGCTACGCTCTTGCTCGAGTCTATTCTCCGTTTGGACTTTCATTTAAAGGTGGAGGTTTTTACTCCACTGAAGGTCGTAACGTTTAGTTGTAGTCAGGTGCAATGACTGGTGGAACTGGTGCTGCAGTAGGAACTGCAGGATCGTCCGCTGCTGGAGCAGCAGGTGCTACAACTGGTGTTGCAGGAGTTGCATCTACTGGAGCAGCAACAGGTGCGGCTGGTGCAGCAGGTGCGATTGATCCATCAGCAGCAGAAATGGTCATATCAGTTCCTGCTTGACGTGCTTCGACTTGAAGATCAGCAGCAGTCTTAGCCTGAGTATCTACTGCCGCAAATGCTGCGTTAATTTCATCAAGAGACAACTTACCGTCATCCATAAATCCACGAGCCAACTTTTCGATAACAGTTGCACATGCAGTAAGTCCTGCAACAGTCATTGCCTTAAGAGTTGAAATGTGTGCGATAGCACCAGCACCGATAACTCCGAGAGCGCTTGCTGTGAAGGCTGCGACGATACGCATCAACACGTTCCAAAATAGTTTGATATTGTCTTTCATTTCAACCCCTAGGTTGCTAGAGCCCCCTCTAGTTTGCCTTTTTTGCGTCTATGCCTTCCTTGCGGAACATTTTAACATTCTTCTTCTTATCGTCATATGCCTTCTTGACTTCAAAATTAGGCAAGATTCTCTCTTCAAGAATGTGTTTCTTAACTTTTTTATCTTTTTCATCGTTATCGATGGGGCGCATATACAACTGGTCGTAAGGAACACCGTTCTTGTGTAACCAGTTCTTTGTGTCAGAGCGATAATGGGCTGACCGAGCAGTCAGAATGATGACGTCTCGTCCCTTTTGTTTTGCTTCTTTTGCCAGTGCAACCATGTGAGGAAAAGCGGGGGCATGATCAGCAGCCTGACGAAACTCATCGCTATTAATTTTATGTAATGCTTCATAGTCTTTAATATCTGCCAGAGTTCCGTCAAGGTCGAAGATAACGGCTTTTTTGCTGCGCTTATTGCGCCCAATCTCAAAAGAGTCGTTTTTATCCATTAGGCTATTATCAGTCAGCCTGAATGCCGATACTCTCTAAATACTTATCTTTCTCTGAAAGAAGGTAATCCTTAATCTCTTGCTGACGTGCTTCAATCATCTCTTCTGTCTTTGTAACCATATCTTGTTCTAATTCATCCTTGTGCTCGTTAAACTGCTCTACGGCGTAGTCCAGTACTGATTGAAATTTTGCGGCAGTAATCTGTGCCTCAGTCCAACGGTCTTCCGCTTCCTTATTACGCTTTGCAATAATCGCGTCTAGTTGGAGCGCTTGGCGCTCTTCAATCTTCTTTTGTCGGTTTGATTTATAGTAGGTTTCCATGTCGGTACCTTATCGTGTTTCTTGTACGTAAATACGTGTCTCTCCACCAGAGTAGACATCATACTCTTTAGCGGCGTCAATAGCGATCGCCATCTCTTTCTTTGCCTTTTCGATAGTGCTAAGGTCTTTCTTGTACAAAGAGCCTGCAGCAAAGTCTCCACCGCTACCAGATGAGGTAACACCGCGAATTTCACGGTCAAATGAGTAGTCCTCATCAACCCAGAAAACAACGCCCTGAACTGCAACGATAAACGCACCATCGTGCTGCGCGAACTCGCCATCGTCCTTCATGTCGTAGCCGCCATCAATAAATAACTTACGCATGGATGGAATAAATGTTCGAGCCATCCACTTGTCTAACTCATCGACAGTCATACGTGACTTGCGAGGCTTTGGTGCTTGCCAAGCCTTCTGCATCAAGTCCATACCGCGACCCATGCCACAACCAGCGATAAGAATGCCATTGTTGTTAATTACTTTGTCATTTGCCATTTGAAGGCGTTTGTATTCACTAACGGTAGATTGGGTGTCTGCACCCATGACAACCCATCCATCTCCTTGGATTGCGGCAATAGTAGTCAAGAGTCCTCCTCTAGTAGTCGAAAGCCCCCCTAGCCTAGCAGACTAGAGGGGCGTTCTGGTAAGTGTCCGATTTATCCTAATTAGGCGTTTTGAAATATCTCCGCCCAAGTCTTAGGGCCAACAATACCGTTTGAGTCCAAAGCATCAGATTGGGTCTGTACAGCCATGACAGCCTTCTTGGTAAGTGGGCCATATGAGCCGTCAGCGGTCAAATGGAGGGCTGTTTGGATCGCGGCTACGTTAGGGCCTGAATCTCCTGGTTGGATCGTTCCTGGGAACGGTGGAATGACTTTAGGGGCTGGTGTGGCTGGGTGTGAAGCGGCGGCTCCAGCATAGGCTGGACGGCCAAATCCGACCACGGTAGACCAGAGGTGGCGTGAGTTATTCGCCTTGTAGCCACGGACGTTAGAAGCGACTTCTCCGCCGTTATTTGGGCTGCCCTTAGGCTTGATGTCTGGAGAGGTGTTGCCCTCTACAGTGGTGATTGTGCCATCACCATTATCCTTGAGTACAACACCAACGTGTTGAATAGGTGATGTTGGTGTGGCATTTGGGACGAATGAGAAGTAGATCAAGTCACCAGGCTGTGGGTGAGCATTTGCAGCATCAGCCCATGTGCCTGCCTTCTTGAATGCCGCAGCACCGTTTGGTGTGTAGACAGTGTTAGGGATAGTAACGCCTGCTTGATGGGCGCACCACATCATGAATGAGCCGCACCATGGTTGGAAATTAGCGCCAGTAAATGCGCCATATGGTGTCTCGTTATCTTTTGGACCTTCAATAACACCAACCTGTGAAAGTGCTACTTCGAGGAAGCGAGCAGCAGTTCCTGGCTGTGCATTAGTTACTGGTGGAATTGGTTTTGGGTCTGCCATGGGATCTCCTTGTAGGGTTGAGCCTCAATTGTCTCAGTGTGATAGGTTTGCCACATGTCAAAAATAGTGAAATTAAGCAAAGAAGAGGTCAGAGCCTGCGCGGATGTAGCACTTAATCGCTGGATGATGAAGTGGGGATCTGTAGATCGCCCCAACTATGCAGGAGAAAATAAGATTAAATTAGAGCCAGAGATTGCCGCTAACGTCAGGTCTATCGTTGCTGAGTATGCCGTAGCCAAGTTATATAAGCAGGCATTTACATTTCCGTTCTATCCCAACGAAGAACACCCATTTAGACAAGATATTGCCGATGTCGGAACAAATATCGAGGTAAAGTCAATTCGCACTCGTGATGAGATCCCAGTATTTCCTAAAGATATTCGACCAGGATGGTTGCTGGTAGGCGCTCGCGTGCTAGACCGTGACTACTACTCAGAGGTAGAAGTATTTGGTTGGATCAGAATGGAAGATGTACAACGAGATGAATGGCTCTATGCGCCAGAAGGTTCGTGGAGAATTCCACTAGATCAGTTTAGTGACAACCCTATTTCGTAATTACTTTGCGATTTCGCAAATGCACTTGCAAGAATCAACAGTACAAACGCCGCTATCCATTTCGTGAAAGCATTTTGCGCAGGTGTACTTGACACTCACTGGTAAGTCCGATCACGCTGCGCCTGTTCAATTGAGTCAAAGTGCTTAACAGGGAAGAAGTGGTTCTTAAACTGTTCAGCAGCAAGAGCGATGCGGTGATGGCCGCCCAAGATCTGTGGCTTACGACTTGTGCCCATAGTAGGTGTCTCTACTGATACGTGACCTTGAGGTGCACCCTTGGCCTTAGAAACAGACTCAATAGATGATTCGGCACGGATACCTTTGCGAGCAAGGTATGGGCCGTTAAGATCACGCCATGCGCCACTGCGGTCGCGGTCAAACGCGTCCTTGCCGTAACGCTCGACACCTGTCATCTTAGATTCTTTTAACTTGCGATCCCATACTTCGTGGTCGCTCTCGCTTGCGAACACATTGTTAGGTAGCGGATTGCGATCGCCCTCAAATGGAGCATAGTGCTCCTTTAGTTCGCCACCAGTCATGAACATAGGCATATTGCCTTTAGCAATCTCGTGCCCTAGACCAAAGGCCTCCTGACGAGATGCCTGCCTCTTACGAGTGTACGCCGCAAGACTCGACTCTGGAGCAGGATTAGTCATTGGTTCATCTGAACCACCGATTGTCATCTGACTCCATGCCATGGCATAAGTATGAAACACGGGGCGCATTTTTTAAGCACAAATGCTCTCGCGCCCCCAAGTTATTTCTTCCTAGAGTGCAGTACGACCATAATCATCATCCAACCGCACGATGTCATCCTCACTCAGTACATCACCCAGTTGCACCTCAATAAATACCAGAGGCTCACTGCCTGTATTGGCAATACGATGCGCATCCCCCTTGTCAATCACGAAGGCATCACCCACCTGGCATGGTGCATCCTGATCGTTGAATGTCACCGTTCCTTGGCCCGAAACAATTACCCAGTACTCAGAGCGATGCTCATGTGTCTGATAGGAGAGTCGTTGGCCTGGTTCCACGGTGAGTGTCTTTACTTGGTGGTTTCCATTCTTATGGATGATTGTGTAACTTCCCCATGGGCGGGTTTCTGTCATTTGTTATCCTCTTGATTCTCTGGGGCGGTCTCTGGTGTGTAGCGATCTTCCAAGTAGAAGATATAGTCGGTGATTGTCTCGATCTCATGCACCAGTGCAGGATCATGGCTGACCATTGACTTGAGAGTCAGTAGTCGTTCTAGTACGAGTTTTTTATAGTCCATCTGGCTCATCCTGAATCGTGGCCTTCTTTAACTTCTTCTTTAGTTTGTCATTTTTCTTTTTGAGGCGCTTGTTCTCCTCATAGAGGCTGACTAACTCTTGCAGGCGGGCCAATTCTGCTGATGATGGCTCGATCATATCTGTCATGATAGGTCCTTCTCACATAGGAGACAAAATACTCTCTCTGATACTTGGCTGATTACTTTGCGGTGTAATCCTAGGGCGCACTCTACTTTGTGAAATAGATGGCGATACTTTGTTGGGATTGCTAGGGCGATCTTTTCTCGTGTGCGGATCATGCTAACTCCTTCTCAATAGGTTAAGTACGTCTTCTACAATATCGCCAGAGTATAGGTGAGCATATCTAGTTCGATAGTTGCGCCAACTTCTACAGGCATCATCGGTGCAGGTTTCCTTATCGTGGCCCTTAATGGTAGGGCCATGGCTCATCCACATACCGCAATCGCAAAAATCCCCACCATGCGGGCCAATGCCCCAATCGGTGCTTTTTGGGTAACCGTGCCTATTACAAAAATCGCTCAAGATAACTCCTTCTCAATGGCTTGGATGGTAGGGCAGGGGTATGGCATTTCAATTACTGAAATTGAACAAGCCTTACACAGTTTGTTATTAGGCTTATGCATTTCCACCACTTTTTGAAGGGCAAAATAACTCTGCTGTATCAATATCCTGTGTTCTGTACCTGCATCAGACTGGTCCATAGAGTTGTGGTTAAACATCTTCCAGTAACGCTGTTCTAGTTTTGCTAGCAATTGATCGTGTGTCATGACTTCTTCTTATCTGTGCCGTCACCTTTGTATTTGCCGAGTACCCAATCGACATTCTGATTAAGGAGTGGATACAGAAACTCTTTAGGACTTCGTATAAAGAAGTCGTGTTGCATCAATACAGTAAATACTTGGAGGCGGACTTCTGCGATGAACTTATCGTCGTACTTCATAGGTTTTCCTTTGCCCATTCTTCCCAGTACTCCCAGAACTCAGTGATATCAAGTGATTGATCCGCTGACAACTCTTCAAGATATTCGAAGAAGTCATCATCTATCAGAATGATAGGCAGATCAATTAAATCGTTTGGTGAGTCATATAGATGCAAGACAGGTTTTACGGCAGCCATTATGGTTTGACCGTCTTCTCTAGATACTCGATGACTTCGCAGTCAACATCGCATAGGTCGTTACTAATGATCTCGGCGACATAGGTAGATGCCACAGATTGTCTAATAGCCTGAACTAACTCTTCGCCCAGGTCTAGTTGCCAGTTGTGGTAGTTAGTCCAAGGTTTGCGCAGTGTGTATCCAAAGATTCTCATTCTCTTCCCGCCTCTATCTCTTGGCGTGTGATACGCCGTTTATATGTCCGAATACGATGGTGATTGGCGCAGACTATATCGCATTTGTCTAACTCGTCGAGTGTCTCTTGGATCGTGTTGGTGCGATACATCTTGGATATCTCGGTCAATTTGACGCCCCTGACATGGTCGGCGTCTAATACATAATAGGGGTGCTTTCCTGGATAGCCCTCATCGCGGCAATCCTGGCAACCCTTCTCTTCCTTATATGTATCGATGAAGTTCTTTAACTTATTGCGATAGGCGCGGCTGCGTTTGGTGGTCTTCTCTTTCTGGCCGTGAGAGAACCAGTATGAGAGTGTGCTCTTTGATAGCCCTGTTATCTGTTGAATAGCGCGAAATG